CGGCGGCAGTTATACCAGCCGGTCGATTGGTGTCTGAATTTGCCTGCCCGGGGTCGATAACACGAATCTCGAAAAACCACGGTTGCGGCACGCCGCCCGTTCCAATAATGGTAGGCGCATCCCAGAAAGGCAACGTTACATTCACGTCCATTATATCGGAATGCGAATCCTTCGTGATGGTGTAATCGCCGTCCGATACGTCCGATCCATCGTTCAGCACCCATGAGCCTGTTCCTTGCTGATAGGCTACATACGTCCCAAGCGGATCAGTGGACATATTGATCCTGAAGTTCAATTTTACAATGTCATATCCGTAGAAGCGGATTTTTGTCTTTACGGTGATGGATGCCCATCCATATAAAGTATTTCTGGATTGGTCTATCCAGGTTGTGCCCCCATCATAGCCCTCGATATAGCAGGAGAACGTATCGGGATTGTCGGAATTTGGGATCTGATGTACCACGCAGTTTGCATCTCTCGGTGCCCAGTTGTCGAATTGCCCGGATGTGAAGTTGAACCAGTCGAAATTTAGCAGTCCCGCGTTGAATTGGTAATCGAGATCGTTCTGTATCGTCTTTAGCGCGGGTTGGATGGTGATAAGACTATCGTTATTCGCGAAGATCAGATCGGCCGTACTTAGCCCATCCGGGCCGTCCAACTCCTTGATTACCTCGTAGTCCGTTACCTGTACGGGTGTGAACTCCGGGGTATTGAACCGATACAGCGTAGGCGTTACGGCCTTCGGCATATCCGGCATACGTTGCGCCCAGTAAGAACCTTCGGCGGTCAGGATGCGAAGCCCGTAAGAAGTAGCAATATACTCCAACACGGTATAGATATCATAGAACGTATGCGTATCAATATCGGCGTATAGTAACTCAGGGCTTATCTGCTCGTTATGGAAAGGGTCCAGCCCGGAGCGGTGCAGGGAAGACAGCAGGAAAACGGCCTGTACTTCATCATTCTGTGCCTTGTACAGCCCCCTGGTGGTAAGAAGGTCTATCAGTCCTATGAAATCTCCGTTACGGGATTCCTCCGAAGCATCGACCGGGATTCCCTTCAGAAAGCCTATTCCGTCCGATGCGGATATCGTGAACTCGTAAGGCGGTTGCTTGTAAGGGTATGAACAGAAATCAGGCTTTACGAACCCGGAAAAATACACGCTATTATTCCGGTAGATCAGCACCTTTATCGCCGTTTCCTCCGTTACCCAAAATTCGGTCTTATCGAAGTCCTTATCTGTGATCACGATGGTAATATCGGCTTCGGTCCCAATCAGGCAGGCCAGCTTATCGTCCGTGCTGTCGCTGTCGGCTCCGAAGTTTACCGTCAGCGGACTTTCCGCGGGCTGAAGTGCGATAATATCTCCATCATACCCGTCAGTCTGGAGGTCTATTTTCCAGTCAGCCGGGTTCACCTTATGCTGGTCGGTGAACGTGATGCGATATTTCGTTACGTATGCCATTATACCCGCCTACTTTGCTTTCTGTTATTCAGATCAAGTACAGCCACCAGGTCAGAGCCGTTAGCTCGCAGTACGATCTGCGAGGGAACGCTAGGCGCGTTTCCCGTAGCATTGCCTAACAGGTCTTTAAGTTTACTCAACGGGGCAACCACTTCCGGGTTAGATTTTGCCCCCGGATATTCCCCTATCAAGGCACTCGTAGGTCCGTACGCAACACCTCCGCTCGCCAATTTCAGACTGGAAGCCGAAGCCTTTGCAATCGCCCCGAGGGCGACAAGTGCGACACCGGCGGCGATAGCTGCGAACGGATTTAAGGTTTCAAGCGCAAGCTGTATTCCCTGTATCCCGATACCCACGCCGATAGCAATTTTGCCTAGTTGTATTGCGATATCACCCAAGGTGGATAGAAGGGCCGAAGCTGCACCCTTGAATCCGCCGGTAGCAAACCCTTCCGTAACTCCGGCGATAGCATCAATAGCGCTCTGCCGGATATCGGCAGAAGCCTCCTGCATGCCTTCTTTTAGCCGAGTTTGGAACTGCTGAAATTTAACCTGAGCATTAGTCAATAAGGGTTCAACCGTTAACCGCGTCCCCTACTTTCTTGAACTGCGCGGCCACCTGATCGCCGATATTCGTGCTGGCGGTCTGGGTAAATGATCGATACGCATCCCTGGCATTTTGAAGAGCGTTGTTGACGTTAAACGCAGCTTGGCGGATATCACCCTTCTCGGGCTTCCCAGGCTTTGGTAATCCCGCGCCCGGTTTCGTCACCAAGTCCTTTGCGTTCACGCTATCCGCTAGGGACTTGTTCGCTACGGTCAGTTTCCCGTATTGGCTCACCAGGTCTTTAATCTGGTCGTCCAGGGTGCTTATCTGAGTTCCCAAGGTTACCAGGCTGCCGGCGGCAATATTGCCTGTACTGGATAGCGCGTTAAGTCCCGAAACAGCCTGAGCGTTATTAGCCAATGCGTCCTGCTTCTGTTGCAGAACCGTTCTTTGCTTCAGAAGATCGGTCAACTTGGCTTCGATCTGGAGCTGCGTCTCGTTATTTTTTACCAGTTCGTTCTCAGCAGCGCGGGCCCGGGCGGTGGCAAGGATTTGGTTCTTCAGGTTCTCGTACGCCGTGGCCGCCTTTCCGGTTAGAATGTTCTCCTGGGATTGATTGCCCAAGTAGGTAGGATATTCTTTCTGAAGTTCCTTTACGGCCGCCAGGCGTTCGGCCATAGGCTTGTTAACGTTCGTGGCCGCCGTATAAAGAAGCTGAAGATGCGTCAGGTCTTTTTGGGCATTTTTATCACCCTCGGCCAGCGCCTCAGACAGGTTATGCATGGATATCTTCAGCTCGTCCGTAGCATCTTTTGCTTTGTTGGTCCGGCTGAAAAACACGGTCAGAAGACTGGTAATAGCTGAGATCCCGAAAATGATACCTGCGGGCCCTGTCAAGGCCCCGAGCATCCCGGTAAGAGCCGCCTTAAACCCTCCGGCGGTTTTCGTTGTGTAGGCCATTTCCTGCGCGAAAAAGGTAATATTGTTCGCAATGGCTCGAAAGCCGAAGGGGGCATCCTGAACAATACCGGAAAGGGCAAACAACGAATTGGTGGCAGATGAACTGGCTTTCGTGAGTTGCTTCGTTGTCTCGCCGGTCTTCAGCATCGCTTGATCCATCGCCGCAAATCTGCTCTTGATCTGTTGGGACAGGCTATTGATGCGTTGTTGGTAGCTGACGAACTGTTTCGGGTCAAAGGTAGTTTCCTGAGCGGCTTTGAACGTCTTCAGCTCGTTCTGAAGATCAAGCAACGATTTATCGAACTGCTGCATGCCGGCGACCGCCCTATCGACATTCGCCCCAATCTGTATTTCTAATGCCGCTACTTCAGCCATGCTTTTTCTTTTTGTCCAGCCGCTTGAAAAATTCGGTTGCTTTCACGAAATTTTTGTAGTTCTCCTTCTGCTCTTCTTCGCTTTCTTCCTTCGTCTTGGGCTTCGGGTCCAGTTCCGGGATCTCCCATAATGCCGAAGGATCTTTAACCTGATGCTTCTTATCAACGTTCGTATTGAACACGATAAACGCCAATCGCCGGAATAGATCGCTTAGGGTGGCTTCCTTCACGCCGAAGCCCTTGCAGACCATCACGTACTCGTACTCCGTTAATTCGTAGTACTCGCGGGGCTTAAGTCCGATGGTTCCCCAGGCGAAGGCGTGAACGTCTGCCCACTCGATTGCTGCCCCTTTTTTTTTGCGTTCTCCTGGATGAACTTGAACGCCCGGCTTCTCTCGAAGCAGTCGTTAACGTCCGAGATAATACCGCGGTCTTCGGACAGCATTATATCCTCTACCCATTCGGACACGTCTTCGAAGGTGAAATCCGGCTGCGTCTGTTTGGCATAGTGCCAACCGATCAGGCCGGCATACACCACCACAGCGGCAGAAGAAAGGCCGATATCACCCGCCAATTTGACCTCGGACAGGGTTTCGAGCGCACGCATATTGAACTTCAACGTGCGCTCCTTACCTCCTAATTGTAGCGTAATAAGACCGTCCTTCATCAGTAAGACCCTCCAATGTTAAGTTTCCCCTGGCCGGAAAATTCTACATCGAATTTCACGCTGTCGCCCACGTCCGCGGTCTGCTTCAGCGACGTGATTCGCGCACTTCCGGAATAGTAATAATCGGCAGAAGTGCTGTTCTTACGCGTCCACCGGATGCCAACGGTTTCCTTTTCTTTCCAGATTTTGAAAAGGGTCAGGTAGGATGCTTTCGATGCCGACCCGCGGTCATCCACGGTGAACCCGGAGCCGCTCATCTTCCAGGAGTTAGGCCCCGCGATACTGGAACTTTCCCCGTCATCACACTTGGACGTGGTGTCGATCTCTGCCGTGGTGTTATCCATTTCGTTGGATTCCAGGCATGCCACGTTGACGAATGTCGTGGGTGTGGCGGCCCTTGCGATTTGGAGTATCCATTCATACCCCGGTAATTTGTCGTCTGCCATATCTATTTGATTTTAAAATGTTTATCGTTCGTGTATTTGATGTCGGAAGGTTAATATCTTCCGGTAAACTATTTCAGTCGGTCCCGGTTCTTCCCGGTCTATTTCGTTCACCTTTTCAAGGGTGGTTATCTTGAAGTTTTCCCCGGGATCCGGCCAGCTTGCCACGTCAGCGGGGGCAATCAGTTGACAAATCTGATCCGCGATATCTTCGCTCTCGACCGGGCCCCCAATTCCTTCTGTGCTGCTGGTAACAATGTCTATCGTAATACTCCGCTCGTCTCCGTATCCGCACTTCATTCCGATACCCGTAGCGGATTGTGGCCCCAGGAAAATATATGGTGCGCTACTGATCATCCGGTCATCTGCAATCACCGGCACGGCCACCCCACGGACGGTTATCTGTCCGTTTAGCTTGTTGAAATACGCCGTGCGTAGTGCTGTGCCGCTGTTTCTCATAATTTAAAAAATCGTCTCCAACCGAGTATTTTTTTAATTCTTTTTATCAACTGTGGTCTTTCCTGTTCAAAGGCCGGATACAGGTAAGGGTGTGCAGGTACCCGGCCTTGCCCGTTTACAAAAAAATGTTTGGCGTATTCCTGCCAATCCTGTGGTAGCGTTGTCACATAATCCGCCGCGTGAAAGCCGGGCCCGAACTCCTGATAGGCCGCGTACTCAGAACTGTTTCCAACTCGTTTAGATAAGAACTTTGTGGTGTCAATGAACATTCTCCCCCGAATCCCACTTCCTCCACCCTTATCTGCCGGGGCAAGTCTCTTGGCTGTTGCATCTATGGCCATCATGCTTGCCGTCAACTCAAAATCCACGTCTTCCTGTATCGATTCGCTGAACTTTCGCGTCTTTCTTACGAGATTAGTAAGACCCTTCATCTCTACCATCGTCCTACTCGCCATCACATTTTCTTTTTAGCGATTATCTTCATAAACCGCCCTTTCTCCTGTACCACCACCGGCGGCATCGCCAGGGTGTAGTTTTCACCACCAAACACCAGGATCATGTCCTGCGTGATCGTTATGTCCGGGTTCTCGCGGATAAGGAATGTAGACGCGCCGATTAGGTTTGTCTGGTCGTCTGCCAGTAGTCTGGTGCCCGTGGTCGGCGTAACAGCCGCGGAGCAGGTGTAATAATCCTCCCACGTGAACGTGGTGCCACCCGATCCGTCCGGAGTGCTGACCTTCTGCTGGAAGGTTATTCTATGTCGAAGTCCGCCTACCAAAACAATAGATTATCTTTTACGCGTTCATACCTCATCGTATTAAGGGCGAGAGCCGGCAGCGTGCCCATGTCCCCCCGGTTCTCAAACCAGTACACTACGGCCTGGATTATGCCCATTTTGATCACTTTAGGAAGCGTCTCGGTGGTATAGCCGTCCGAAGCATAAGTGACCGTATAAGGCCCTCCTATTGGCGATTTCAGGTACTGAAAATTCCCGGTTCCCGTGATCTCGCTATCCAGGGTATTGCCGTCCGAATCCGTCACGGTTATGGCTCCTTTCACAAGCCCGTAAGGCAGGAGTTGGCCGCCTTCGCAGTTGTCGATCACCACGGTTAGGGTCCGGGGGATCAGCGAGCGGTTCAGATACTTCTCTGCGTATTGCCGGGCGGTCGTGATCAGGTCGTTCAGGAAGTCATCGTGATAAGTACCGTCCAGCTCCAGCGGCGCCTTCACGTCTGCCAATGCCACCGGCTCGGTCGTTCCTTCGTTAGAGAATTTCGGGTCAAGTATGCCGTTCATGCTGCTACCTCCTTTCGTTTTGCGATAACCTCCAGCCATTGGACAAATTTTGTCAAATGGACTTCGGGATCCAGTTCTCGCGCTCTCTTTCGACCATCTGCCGAAAAGGTGCTGTACAATTTTTTGTTGTCCATAGCTGCTATTGTCGCCATCCATTCGGCTATATTATCCCGATCCACTGCTATCTGTCGCCCGGCGCTATTTTCCATCAACCCCGGCGTATTGGAATGAATGACCGGGATCCCGTTACACATTGCCTCCGTACAGGTCCTGCCCCAGCTTTCGTAGTTGGACGGCATCAGCAGCAGCCGCGTTACCTTGTACACTTCCCGGATATCGGCCTGATGCGGCCATACAGTCAGGTTCGGAAGATCTTCGGTGATTTGGTCTCCATATCCACCGTCCACGAAAAGAAACTCTCGGTCCGGCATGCGCCTGGCGATCTCGATCACCTGGTTTGCCCCCTTATTCGCATTGTGGTTGATCAGGGTGATATATTTCCGTCCGAACGGATCCCCGCCCACATCGTAATACCGGTAATCCACCGAAGGCGGCAGCACATACCCGGGAATCGGGTATGCCAGAGACCGGGCAACCCATTCCGAGTTGTACACGATGTAATTCCCCGGACCCGAATACCGCACCATGTCGTAGTTGTTGTCGTTACGGGCGAAATGCACGAGTGGCTTTCCGTAATGCCGGCAAACGTTCCGGCTCATGCCTGTACTGTTCAGCTGAGTGAACACCAGATCGGCCTGCCGCCACAAGGGAGCGTTGTCGAACTTGTTCTCCTTATGGATCCGGATCCCTTCATACTCGTAATCCTTCACGAAAGGAACGATTACTCGCACATCGTGCCCGCGGGCCTT